TGATGCGCTGCTCGTTCGTCCGCAGCGCATCATAGAGGAACGGATCCTTCTGCCAGCCGGGAAAACGCGCACGCTTGGAAAAGACGAAATCCGAGCCCTTTACCCAGCGCAGCGCCTTACGCCGTCTCGGGAAAATCATGTGCGGTCGTATGCCTTCGTGAATCGGCACGGCGTAAGGCGCGATGCCCGAGTCCAGATAGACGCGCCCCACAAGACCACCCATCGTGAACTTCGTCTGCACTGCATCTTTGAGCCGCCCATGCTGCTGCTGGTATCGATGCTCCATCTGCGCGGTCATCGCGACCTCCATGCAGCTTGCCTCAACAGCGCGTGCCAGATTGCGGCGAAATACTTCAAGCGTGTTCATCGTCTGCCGGAGGCGCTTTCGCCTCCGTTGGTGCTTCCGGCTCCAACGACGCCGGGACGAATCCCTGCGCCGCAAGCTCGGCGGCTCGCTCTTCCGTGCCGGCGTACTGCACCTCGTTCAGCCGGACATACCTCTCATCCATGATGCGCCTCCTTATGCGCCCGTGTTGACCCAGACGCCCGCGAGCTTGTTGCTCGGAATCCAGATGTCATGAAACTTGCGGTAATCGAGCTTCCAGGCGTCCGCCTTCTGGTTCACGTTCGGCTCGAAGATACGCACCTTATCCGTCTTGGAGATGGCGACAGGCGCACGGCGCGCCATGAGGATCCAGTTGATGGGCTTCGCACCCGTATCCACCTTGAAGCCGCCTGCTTCCTGTCCCACCGTCTTGCCGTCGTTGAAGACGTACGCCGTCTTCATGCGCGCCGACGGTACCGAGAGGATCGGGATTTCGTTGTACGTCCTGACCTTCGTATTGATCGCGCCCGCCTTGAACTGCGTGACGTCAAGATGCTTCGTCACATCTTTTGCGCCGTTCAGGATCGTGCGGATCGGCGTCGCCATGATGAGCACAAGAGGCTCGTCTTCGCCGATGACGTCCTGCAGGTTCGTGATCTCCTCATCGAGCTTTTCAAGGATGTTCGCCTTCGTCGGCGTGAATGCCGCAGATTCATGCGCGGCGCCCTTCGCGAGAGCCGCAATGCGCGAGTAGCGGTAAGCGTCAACTTCGGGCGCGACCTGCAGGCGCTGGAACTCGCCCATGACGTTGCCCGCCGAGGCAATGAAGTTCGACTCATCGACGTCCATCGAATCGAGATGAAACGTCCTGCCCCTGTCCTGCGTGAGCGTGTAATCCTTGTAGGCAAGGGTTACCGCGCCTTGGTTGAATCCCTCGTCGCGGTCATACTTTGCAAGTCCCGTCGTCGAGATGACCGGCATGCGCACCGTGTCGCCGCCGCTATACTTGACGTTCGCCGCGTTCGTCTCCATCCAGCCCGACGTTGCACCGACAAGCATCTGCTTGTCGAGCGCCTGCTGAAAAATCTTCGCCATTTCCAACGTGTTGATTGCCATGAATTATATCCTCCTTACATGCCAAGCGCCGCCTCAAACTGCGCCTGCATCGTGTCTCCTGCGCCGCCTGCGGGGCTGCGCCCGTCGCCGCTTCCGGCGTGCTGCGTGTCCTTGACCGCCCATGCCTTGTCCTTGAGCCATTCCGCTGCACCATCGGCAATGGTGCCCTCCGTGCCGTCCGCTTTCGTGTAGCGATACGAACCGTCGTCCGCGACCTTGATGCTCGGCGCGACGAGCTTTGCAAACTCCTGCGGGTCGACGGCATTACTCTTCGTGAACGCGTCGACCGTCTGCGCCATGATGTCCGCCTGCACGCGCTTCTCTTCGGCGCTCTTGCGGGCGGCTTCCGCCTCCTCGTACTGCTTCGTGAGCTTCGCCATCTGCGCTTCAAGCTTTTGCATCGCCGTCTGAGCGCCCGTCTCCTTCTCCTCCGATGCCGCGAGCTTCGTTTCAAGCTCCTTGTGTTTCGCTTCAAGCTCGCCGTGCTGCGTCTTGAGCGCAGCGAGATCGCCTTCCGCTTTGTTCTTGGCGACACGCGCATCCGCCGCCTCCTTGCGAATCTTCGCAAGCTCCTCCTTGACTGCCTGCACGAGTGCAGCGCCGTCCGTTGCAGCCTCCAGTGCCGCAAATACGTCTTTCAGTTCCATCTCCTTTGCCTCCTGTGCATATATTGTGATGAGCGCCCGGCTCTTTTCACCGCATAGAAAATGCCCTGCCGTCAAGCACGGAGGGCATGAAAAAAGCACCCGCGATGTTCGCAAGTGCTCGGTTATTTAGTTTCTCAACTCATCAAACAGTTAAGTCCCGGTGTGAACGAGCCTTCGTCCAAGTGATAGCCAATTAACCCCGCCAGACGTCTTGTGGATATGGCATCTGCTGTAGCAGACATTTTGTCTACGCGGAACTCCTCGGTTTTTTTGTCCCAGACCAGAACACCGTCACAAGAGCGATCGCTTTCCACGCTATAGGCGATACGAATCTCATCCTTGTTCTCTTGAATCGGTTTTGCCCAGCCAAGCATCTGAATCACCCTTTCAACAATGCTGCATAATTGTATATATCTTGTGCTTTTTCATGTGCCTCAACAGTAGAAAATCCCGTTTTCATGAAAACAGATTCGATATATTCATGATTTAGTAAGACAATGTCCCGTTCTTGGATGTTTCGCCCATCAATAAGACGCTGCCAAGATTGCGCCATTTCGTAATCCGGTGTGAATCTCTGCCGCCCAGCGTACAAATCGTGCTCTTCGATAAACACATGGTTCTTTATGACGCGAATATCTTGCTCTCTAAACCCTGTATGAGCAGCAATTCTCTCGCAATCCGTCGTCATGTGTCGGACGGATTCATAGTATACGGCAGCATGTTTTCGCGCTCGCTTACTGTCGGGATTCAGCGCCCCGCTTTGTTCAATTATACCACTTCTCCCACCTCTTTGCGATAGCCTGCTGTCAACTTTTTTACCGCCATAGCCCCGCGCAAGTTCCGTCCAGCTGACTTTCCCCTCCATCACAGCCTTTGCTCCGTACACGCCGAGGAGCAGCCGTCTTTGATGCGGATTAACGCTGCGCAGATATTCCAGGCCACCATCCTCGATGCGCTCATGCGGCGTCTCGTTGTCGAGCATCCCACGAATCACGGGCTTGAGGGAGCACATGCAGTTCGGATGAGCAGGGATCAGCGGCACTTTGCCCTTGGGGAAGATGCCCGCGCCGAGGCCGTAGAGATTCGCTTTGGCGTAGAGGTCGCATATATCGTAGACGGGATGCCGCCCCGAAAGCCGCCATTGGTAGGCGATGCAGTTCTCGTCGGCATCCCAACGTGCCAGAAAGCCGTCGTGGTACGCACGCGCCATCTCCGTCCGTGCGATACGCTCGGCGAAGTAGCGCGTGCGCTCCTGCGTCGCGACGTAGATCACGTTTTCCAGCGCCTTTTCATTCTGCGCTTCAACAGCTTGAACAAGCTGCGTATAGGCGGCGCGCATCCCTGCGGTCGTTCGCTTGGCGATTTCCTTCTTGACGGGCTTGAGCATGTTCAGCAGTTTCGCTCGCGGAATGTCGGCGCGTCTGCCCGCCGCAACGATCTCCTGCAGGAACTTCGGCAAGTCCTGTTCAGGGATCAGACCGCTTTTTTTGTAGCCGTCGAAGATCGTAAGCGCCGTGCGGCGGTATGTCGCGCCTTTCTTCAGCTGCTGCGTGATCGCCTGTGCGACGAGCGCCCGCACTAGCAGACCACCGCGCGTCGTGCGCTCGGAGAGTGTGAGCTTGTCGGGCGCCCAGCTATGCGTAAAAAGCCGGTCGCTGACACCGTCGGGCAGCGCCCCACCGTAGCCGCGCACAGCCTCGGCGATAATTTGCGCCTGTGCCTCGTCTGCCATGACCTGCATGACAGGATACAGCGCGTAGGCGCGGCACACCGCCTCTTCCACCGGGACGCCTTGGGCAAGTAGCTCTCGGATGTGCAGCTCAAACCACGCAACGACCTCATACGTCGCTTTCAGGTTCATGTTCGTTCTCCCCGTACGTCCGCGCCTGCTCGGTGACCACCGCCGCTCTCTCAAGTTCCTCGATGATGGCGTCGTATGTCGCAGGTTCGATGTTCGGCATGTAGGCTTCAAGGACTTTCCGGGCTACCTCCACTTGGTACGTCTTGCTTTCCAGGTTGAGGTCAAGAGCGAGCTGCGACTGCTGCAAGCCCTCCGTCACGTCCGAAATTTTAAAGTCACGCGGATACTCGCAACTGTAGGCGATGTTCTCGCCCGTCCACGCCTCGTAGAGCGCGACGATTGCCTTCTCCGCCTCTTCGCACTGGATCGCGAAATCGACGAGGCGTTGATTCGTGCGCTCGAAATCCCATTGACGCGCGACGCCCGATTTCGCTGTCTGCACGCCGATGACCGAATCGATGCCGCTCATGCGGTACATCTCGCGAATCAAGCGGTCGATCTGCTCCGTCAGCACCTGCGCGGGCGCGGCGTCGGGCGCAATAAAGGCCGGTGGATGCTGGCTTTCGGGCGGATATGTGAGCACGTTGTTCGTGCCGATGGTGATCTCTGTCTCGCCGCTGTCGGGCATCGTGAGAATGTTAAACGTCTGGTTCTGCAGAATCTGCGTGTGCCAGCTGCAGAGCTGGTAGACGTGGTAGTTCGTCTGCGCAACAGACAAGAACTCCGGCGACGGCAAGACCTCCATCGGGTCATTACTGCGTCCGAACCACTGCACGACGGGCAGGCGCTTGAGCGCGTGCGCACCTTGCCGAAGCAGCTGCTTATTCTCATCGAGCACACGCCAATCGGTCTCCGTCCACAGGTAATAACGCACGCGCGTCTTGTCCTCGGAATCCTTGACCGTGCTCTTGTAGCCGAACTCGACGAGCCTGCCGCGCTCATCGAAGCGCCAATGCGTGACCTCCTGCGGCAGCACGGCGACAAGATACGGCAGGGCGCGCTTGTCGAGGTTCACCTGCACCGTCTCGCCCAGCTCCGCCTCGTTGTTGACGACGACGTAGACGACGCCGTAGAGCTTCGCTATGACAGCAAGGCGGCGGATATAGTTCTGCAGGTCAGCCCCCGTACGGTCGGCGTCATCGAGGAACATCTTGAATTTCGCCGTATCGTTGTATTCGCGCTTGATCTCATTGCGAAAAATCGGGTCGACCGAGGCATTGACGATGGGCCCCGTGTAGTTGAGATAATACGCCAAGGATTGACGCTTCACATAGTTCCCCGCGCTCTCGCGCTCATGTTTGACGAGTGCGCCGCCGCCCTCGAACTGCCCGTCGCCGAAATAAGCATCGCGCAGGAGCTGATATATTTTCTCCCGGTTCTGTATGTCCAAGGCTCACCCTCCTCAGTAGATATTGCTGCGGCGCGCCGCGACAACAGGCGCTGTTATTTTCTCGGCGACACCCGTCGTCGCATCCGGCGCGTCATCGTGCTTATTCTTGCCCTCTCTCTGGTAGCGCGTCATGGCGGCGTGATACTCCGGCCAGCGGTCGCGCCAGTTCACGGGAAAGTAGATGTGCTCCATCACCCATGTCGCATTGGACAAGATACGTGCCGCTTTATTCTTCGTCTGGCTGAACGTGTGGATCGCAGTCTTATTGCTGTTGTAAGTGCCGGCGAGATGCTGCCTGACCGAGCGTGCGAAGCCCCTGCCGCCGGAGTTGGATTCTATGTCGCAGACGTTGACGCCGTTTCGGTGCAGCATCACGGCGGTCTTCGGCTCTGTCTCCTCCATCGGCGCTTTCGTGTAGAGCACGTCAAGCACATACGCCTCTTTGGCGTATGTGCCGTAGACGATAGCGCAGAGGTAGTCGTCGCCCGTGTCGGCGGTGTCGACGTACGCCCGGACGCTCGTGAAGAGCGGCTGCCCCGCACTGTTTTGCGGTACGTCCGCATATGTCTTGAATGCGCTGTATAGCCTGCCCTTGACGTCAATCGGCTCCTGCTGATAGTTCGCGCTCGCGATGTCCGCTCCCATCGCCCGCACCTTGTCGTCGTACGACTTGCGCGAAAGAATTGCATCGCAGAGCATCGTGCCGTCATCCTGCAGTGCCTTCATGGATATGTGCTTGAGGCGACGACCTTTGAAGTGTTTGAGCACCTTGCCCGCAAGGTCGTCCGATGCCCAGCGCGTCATGATGACAATGATCTTGCCGCCCTCTTCAAGACGCGAGAGCATCGTATTCGTAAACCAGTCCCAATGCTTCTCCTTGACCGTCTCGTTGTACGCCTCTTCGGCGTTCCTAATGAGGTCGTCGATAATCATCAACGAGCAGCCAAAGCCCGTCGCCGTCCCTGTCGGCGAGGTCGCGAGGTAACTGTTATAGCCGCCCGCAAGACTCCAGAGATTCATCGCGGCATCGCCCGCCTTGATGGCGACGCTGGGGAAAATGTCGCTGTAGACAATGCGCTTCGCATCCGCCTTGACCTCCTGGATGCTGTTGCGGACGTTCTTGGAAAAGACGGTAGAAAGCGTCTCGTTGTACGAGCCTGTCATGATCTTCTCATGGACGTTCTGCCCGAAGATCCACTCGACGAAAAGCCCCGCCGTGCGGCTCTTGCCGTGGCGCGGCGGCTCATTGATGACGAGCACCTCGTCCGTGCCCTCGTAGAACGCCTGCAGCACATCACAGAGCTCCTTGAGATACTTGCGATCCGACTTGTAAAAGTCTGGCGCACGAAGCCGGCAATAAAAAAAGAACTCGCGCCTGGCAAGTTCCAATGCCGCCTGCTGCCGCAGCCTGCTATCCACTGTCGATCAGCCGCCTAAGCTCATCCGTAGAGAGTCCTGCAAAGGGATTCTCCGTGACCGTGGCCTTGATATCGAGTTTATCCGTAAACATGCCGATGTGCCTCCCTAAGAGCTCCAATGCCTTGATCTTGTCGTACATCTTGACCTCGATGCCGTTTGCGCCCTGCTTGATCTGCGCGATAGCCGCACGCTGGTCGTCTGTCAGCTCCGCTGTCGGCTTGACCTCAACGACGGGCACCCGCGCCCTCGTGCCGTCGGGACACGGCACCTCGCGCAGACGCACTTGGACATGACTGGCCGCGTCGGCAAACGCCACACGCGCCAGCTCTCTGACGACGCGATCCTGCGTGACCTCTGTGCGCTTTTGGAGGTCTTTCTGACGACGCGAGATTTCAGTTTGGATTTCTAGTTTCTTCATGTTTTGCCAGCCGCATTGATGCGCACTGCCAGCTCTATACCCGGCTCGAATTGCTGCCTGTGTTACGTTAAAATCAACCAGATACTCATCAACGAACCGCATCTGCTTCGCCGTCAGCTTCACGTCGTCACCTCCTCTCGCGCATACAAAAAGGGCGCCACACTCGTGCAGCACCCTTTTGAGTCTTTTTCCAGTTTACATTATAGCACAGATGCTACACGGCCTCCACACGGCCTCATACGGCCTCTTTTAAAAATTCCGCCACTGCCCTGCGATGCAGCCGCTGAATCCAGCGATAGTTATATCCCATTCCGACCGCAACAGCCTCCAGCGACTGCCCCTGCAAATATCGCCTAGACAGTACCTCGCGATACCGCCCGTCAGCAATCCGCTCAATCAGCGCCTTTGCTTCTTCGCGCAACGCCTCCAGTTTACCCCACTGCTCATTCAGCCGCTCCATATACCCCTCAATCGCCGCGATCGCATCCGACAAATCACCGATCTTGCCGCCAGTGACTTTGTTCGCGTCATACTGGATAGCCTTGAGATGCAGGATATCCTCCTTGGCTTGTTCATACTCTTCCTCAAGGCGCTTCAGTTCGCGCTCGGCGTCACGCACGCGCCAGAGATACGCCTTTGCCTGTCTCGTATCGTTCAAGGTCAAGCCTCCTCGTCCAGTTGCGCAAGCAGCTGCCGCCCATCCAGTTTTGTCAGATTTCCGAAATACGCCGAAAGGAAAAACCGTCTCACCTCTCTGCACGTTGCAAGCGCATCTCTACTCGTCGGAAATCCCCGCAGTCTCTTCTTTGCGGCTCGATAGTCACTGACTGCCAACAAGATGATGGCGTTCGCCAGATTTTCATAGGATTTCACATTTGCCTCGCCCATCTTACGCCTCCTGCTTTACCCATAAAGTCTCCGTCCGCTTTACACCTGACGTTATCACCATGTCAGTGTCGTATCGCTCCCAACCATGCAGATGCGCATCGTACA